GTAACATATTGCATTAAGTTAAATAAAGTTCCTGATGGTTCTTTAAATGGTAATGGTTGTAATGACTTAGCCAAATCTCCTGCTGGGCTATTTACTTCTCTCCATTCACCTGGTGATATAGGCTCATCAGGGGCAAGTACACGAAGACCGTGTGCCTTGAATCCCCCTGGTAAGTTTGCAAAGGTTCCAGCGTCAATAAGCTGACGCATAGAGGAGGTAGCAGTCTTAGTAAGACCGCCTATTAAGTGTAAATATCCATAACCATAAAAACCTAAACCTGGAATCATTGTGTAATGTGTGAAGTACATTTTCTTTTTCATCAACATATCTTCTTCATCCCAGTTTCTTCGTATGCTTAATACTTGCTGGTCTTTAGTCATGTGAACAATGTATGGAAGTTTTAATCCATCTTCATTTTCAAAACCTGGTAAATCTATATTTGCGTGTATTTCTAAAATTTCTACTTCATCATCTAATTGTCCTGGTTGATTTCTACCAACAATTTCATTTGCTGTTTCTGTAGCTGCGTCTTCGTCAATTTCAGTTTCCATAACTTCAATGTCACGGAACATACCTGCTAATTGTAATTTTCTAACTTCATTTTGTGAGAGTACATATCTGTGTGTAAATCTTTCTGCAGTTTCTAAATCAGATGCATAGTAATCTATATAAAAATCACTAGCTTTAATATATTCTGTACGTGCTCTTTGTAATGTTGGGTCCCAATATGTTTTCTTAAATGCCGTACCATACAATGATACATAAAATAATAAACGATCTAGTTCAGGACCGTACTCGGGCATTTGTATTTGTGTTTGCCAATTCATAAACTGACGAACACGACTTGCCTGTTCTTGTTTTTGCATAGTGTCCACTCCGATTATACGCGTACGGACAGGACCTTCTGTTGGAAATAATTCTTTATATGTTTTTGCTTGAAACTTTACAACTGCTTGTGCTAGTACAGGGTGAGTTGCTCCACATGCCCCCGGGAAAGGTTCATCACCTTGTTCATCTGTAAATCCTAATAGAGTTACACCTTCTTCTGCGATGTTATCATAGTCACTACGTGAATCTTTGTCACGTTCATAACCCTCTATTAATTCATTTGCTACTAATTGTAAATCTTCTTCAGATATGAGTTCTGTTAAGTTAGCATCAAACTCATCTTCTACCATTTCTTCTTCGTCAAGTAGACCCATTGCTTCAGCAGCTTCTAGTTCTGCCTCATCTGTTAATTCTACTTCTACTTCTTGTGATTCATCAGGCATACGTACGCCCGATATTACTTCGTCTAAATCTATTTGCTTTTCAATTGCCATTTTGTATCCTTGTTAATAGTAAAGTCCACGTTTTTTACTATATGCTGCTTCTTTTCTATTATATACTCTTTGCTCTGCCTTGTCAACCCACGTATTGTCACTATGCTCTATGTAACCACCATTACGCATCCACAATAAAGCTTGTGATACTGTATCCATGTAGTCATCATGGTTGCCTGTTGGAAATACTCGAGCTTCTTCCATGACTTCATGTGCCCATGTTCTGTCATGTGGTGCATATATCCTACCATTGTGGAATAATGCAGTAATTGCGTACACTCTTGCCACTTTATCTCTGTCTGGGTTGAACTCAAAGATAGGAAGTCCTGTCATTCGCAGGTCTTGTATCAAAGATTGCCCCGATGCTTTCTTCTCTATGAGTATTGAGTCAGGTTGATGCTGTTCATACTTGTCTATTGCCTTTTGTCGTAGCGTTGGATAGTCCCATCTGCCCCTTTCCGCACCTAATAGACACAAATTGGGGGCAGATATCCCATCCCCAAATACACCCCATGTAGTTATTGCAGAATAATCGGCTGTTGTCCTAGTTGAGAACGCTGTATCCCACGATTGTATAATATAATCACACTCAGGTGCGTCATCCTTAGTCCAATCCTGCCACCATTCTGCTTTAATTATGTTTCCTTCTTCTGATGAAGGCGCTTGTCCATACAATGCGTCAAACTTAAACCCGGGCGTGTTGTTTTTAGTCCTAATTATGTCCGAAGTTGTCCAACAAAACCCACCTTCTTTGTCAGGTGCAGGCCAAAAGGACTCACCTAGCTTTAATTTAGTAAAGTCTTGGGACAAATATCCTTGTTTTATTAGCTTTTTACGCGCAGGTTCTAAAGTTTCTAAAGATTCTGTAGTATTTAGGGCAGGTATGCGTACTACTTCCCACTTATCTGCCATAGGAGCTGACTCTTGTTGCTCAAGTAAATAACCTGCTAGGTCTGTTTCATGCCATCTAGTCATAACTAATACAACTTTACCACCAGGCATAAGCCTTGTACGTAAACCTGAGGCATACCATGAGTTTAAACTGTCACGTCTAGTCTTTGAAAAGGCATCTTGCTCTGATATAGGATCATCAATGATTGCCAAGTGTGCACCAAACCCTGCGATACCTGAACCAGAACCAGCTGCTAGGAATGAACCTGCTTGTTTCTTCTTATGTTCAAGCGCCCATGAGTTTGCCGCTCTGTTATCTTTACGAATATTTATTTGTGGGAATATAGATTTGTATGCATCCGTGTTTATGATGTCACGAATGGCACGACCAAACCTTGTAGCTAAATCATCACTGTGTGATACTGCTATCTCTTGCCAGTATGGATTACGACCGAGCGCCCATGCTGGAAAGTATGTAGATGTAATTAATGATTTACTAGAACGTGGTGATATGAAGATCATGAGACGATCCGTCTCACCCTTCTCTAATCTCATTAGTTGGTCACACAACACTCTGTGATGCGGACCAATACTGAAAGAAGGATTCATTAGCATTACAAACGCTAAGAGATCGTCCCTTGCTTGATGGATGGCTAGCCTTGTGGCTGCATCCCTATCTTCACTTGTTAACGACATACGCAATTCCGCCCCATAATGCTAGTTGCATATATAGGTTTGTCGGAGGATTGGACGCGTCGTATTCCTCTAGTGTTGGCGTTAATACGCGAGTACCCATACTATCTCCTGTGTTAGTTGGTTCTATTTACTTTTTTTATTCGAAACTTTGACTGTCTCTCCAATAGTTGGTGTACCATCTGGAAGATTATAAATATCCCATACGTGTACGCCTTTATTGTAGTCATAGTCTTCTGCTTGAGTCGACCAAGTATATGTTCCGTTCTTACCTGCTTTAGCACTAGATGTATATCTAGTGTTATTGTAAGGACCATTTACTGGATGTGACTTAACTTCTTTTATAGCCATGCTTTCCTCCCTAAAATTTTATTTTAAATCCTGCACTGATTTTACCACTGCTTGGATCATAGCTCGCTGAGAAACCTTTAGGAACTTTCTCTTTGATCTTTTGATAACCTTCGGTTGCGCCTGGTATTTTACTAACACCGTAGCCTAATGCCCCCGCGGCCAATTTCTTTACAAAGTCTTGAGACTTGCTTTGAACAAAATCTCTAGCTTCGTTAACACCCATGTCTTTCCGTTGGTTAGACATTAATACTTTGGCATTGTTCTTTTCTTCACCATAGGTTTTTTCTTTTTCTTCATTGGGGTTTTCTTTTTAAATGGGTTTGTTTGTTGTGCTTGATTTCTTCCCATCATTTTGTTTTTTGATTTCATAGAATACATATTATTTCCTTCCTCTAGAAACTAGTTCATCTGATTTTCTTTTCTTTCTATCAGCTTGAGCTTTGTTAGCTTTCTTCGCAGAAGACTTCATTGCATTAGCGGAAATAAATCCACCACGCTTAGCGTCTCTTGCATCTGCTCTGCTATCTTTTTCTTTCTTAGCCGCAGCTTTAGATTTTGATCTTGCTCTTCTAGCTGCTTCCGCTTTCATTACTTGGCTGTCTTTAGCTCCTGGCATTTTGCCAGTAACACCTGCAGCTCTTGCATTAGCATCTCTAGATGATTCTTTTCTTTCATTAGCTTTTTTAATACCCGGCTGTCTATTACTTGTTCTTGTTGGTTGATATGCTTGTCCTTCTTGCATTTTAGGTTTGTCTTTTCTTTTAATAGTACCAGCTTTAGCTTTTGAACTACCAAAAATTTTATCTTTGATTTTACTTACAAAACTTTTCTTTTTAGGTTTTTGTTTTTGTTGTGGCCTAGGTTTTGCGTTCTTCATATTTCTACGAGTCTGCGAATCCTTGTAAGCCTTTCTTGATTTTTTTATTCCTGCTGCTCCTGGCATAATGTATCCTTATTTTATTTGTTTAATTTTAGGTGCTGCTATTCGTTTAAGACGTTCAACATCCCTAGCTATATCCTCCTGTGAGTTTCCTGTAGCAAATGCATTTGTTACAGTCGTCTCGTTAATAGACTTGTCAGTCCACATCGCTTGATGTTTACCGAGTAGTTCTAAGGAGCGGATAGCCGCGTTGTAATCTCCTTCTTGTTCAGTCTTTTCGGAGATACGTACTAGGCGCCTAAGTATATCGTCCGCTTCAATTTTAGTACGTTTTGTTTGTTCAGACTTCAGCTCGGCAATCCTTGCTACAATCGCAGGGTCTTTCGTTAACTTATATGCGTTATTCGCTGCGTGCTTCTCAGAGTAGCCTGCTCTTATGGCGGCTTGTTTGATATTGAGATCTTTTATGAACTCATTACAGAACGCTTCCTGCTGGGGAGTTAACTTAATCTCTGAGTCAGGTTGTTGCATCTTAGTTGCTTTAGTCATAGAAGTAGTATACAACATTTATACTTGTATTGCAAGAGCAAATGTTGTACAATAGTTGTGTGTGGTTCACGCCACACGTCTCCTGTAAGACGGGGAGGATTAAGTAGCGTTCACTCTCTCAAATATAACGCGCCTCCCCGCAATTTAAAGGGGGCATCCTATCTGCCGCAAACTTTTCCCTGGGAAAAATAGTCTAATTTTTTGGTAAAATTTTTTGAGATGCATTATATATATGTCTGGGCGTCTAGTTTTTTTGGGTGGGGGTCGGTGCTTGGTCATTTCTGAGGAAAATGGGTGTTCTCGTTTTGTTCTCATTTACCCCCAATCCTGGGTGCGTCAATGTGTCGCACTTTATTTGCTTGACATTTTTTCGGAATAGTTTAAACTTCGCACTTTTCTTTTTTCTAGGCTTTAAGCCATATACCTTCCCCTAAATGTTTCATATTGTGAAACAAAAGTTATCCACAGGTTATCCACATTTCAGTGAAATTAGCTATTGCAATTAAGTTTTAATAATATAGATTGTAATAATGGAAGATATAAAGATGAACTT